CGTGGTAGTACCAGTTGATTTGGGTGAGGCCGTGATCTTGGCCGTTTGTTGCGTCAGGTTGGCATCTGGATTCGTTCCACATCACTTGCCCCAATGTGGGTAGTAGGCGTTCTGGCCATCCCATTTGTACGGCGGTTGACCACCACTCCGAGCACTTGCCTGCCCAGCCATAGGAGACCGTCGTCGTAGTGGTGGTCGTCACCGTCTCCTCAGAATCATTGGTATGAAACAAATTCTCATCCGAGGGCGATTGTGCCGGCACCGTAACAACGCCAATTGTGGATGGTGCCGGCTGTACCTGTTCTGTTGTGCTTGCCGTCGTGTTTGGTGGTAGTTCAGGTACGAATGTTGGGCCGGACAGCCCGTAAAGCGATGCCGCCGTAGCGACAGTTAATGCAGCAATAGTGCGCATGTTTGGTCTCCTTTTGTTATTGGCTGGAGACCTCATTATGGACTCAGGGTGTCACATTGTCAAGCAATTTGCATGTGGCCGGCGGTTTGTGGGCCGACAATGCCGTCAACTACTAGGCCGTGATCTTTCTGGTATTGCCTGACACGTTTGTCGGTTGTTGCTCCGAAGTCGCCGTCAACCACAATCGGTTTTTTGCCGCTCGAGTTTTTGTAGCCAGCTGCTTTGAGTGTTGCTTGTACTTCTCGTACGTTGTCGCCGTTGTCACCGAGCCGGCATGTTTTCCAGCCTGTGGCGGTGTCTTCGGCTGGTACGTGGTTTCCGAGCGGGAACGTGGCCATCGCCTTGTCTATCCAGTCGGTGGTGTCGGCGTGCTCGTTGTCTAGTTCGATGTGTATCCAGTCTCCGCTACCGCCGCCTTTGATGACACCTGGCCGGTAAATATTCCAGTCGTCACGGTCGCAACGCCAACCACGCCCACCAGAGCCGTATTCGTAATCTGCGAGGTACTCGAGGCCGATCATTTCTGCTACTGACACGAGCCAATCACACACTTTTTCGAGGTCTGCACGTGAGCAGCCAGGGCGACCCGACCATTCACGGCGGCTGATATCGGCGGCACGGCCAGTTGCGTGCACCGACATGCCAGACAAGTTTGATGACTGTGAGCCACGCTTCTTGCGTACACCGAACGTGCCGTTGTTCCATACCTGGCGGCCTGAAGCGTTCTGAATGGCGGCAACGAACGCTTCGGTGCCTGCACGCTTACCTGAAGCAATCTTGTCTGTGCCTGTGTAGGGCCTCATGCTTCCACCTTAGGCTTTGCTAGACGCTGCTTTGTAGCAGCCTTCACGACCGCTAAACCTGCACCAATCGCAGCTGCACCAGCGGCTTTCCAGCCGGCCCCAACCATGTATGACGCTATGCCGGCTTGTGCGGCGGTTGCGATGGCTCGTTCTGCGTAGTCTCGTAGTTGTTCGTTAGTCATTGTCTTTTTTTCCTTTCATGCCGTTCGAGGCGAGCACTCCTGAGAGTGCGCCTGTTAGGAACAGCACCATTGGTGTTAGAAGTTCCCATGCTGCGGCGTCGTTTGGTGCTTGTTTGGTGATGGGTTGCGAAATGAACAGTAGGCCGTAAAGGATGGTGAGCAGGGCGGCAACGAATGACATGGTGAGGCCGATGCCCACCACAAAAATTAGGCGGGCTTTGAGTTCTTCGGAGTTGTACCGTTCGCGTCTAGTCGTAAACATCGGAGCACATTCTTCCTAGTTGTGTGCCGCAACGTGGCAGCACATCGTTTGGGCAGTTGCCCTCAATGGTGCATATCGGATAGTTGCAGCGTGGTTGTGTCCAGTTGTCGGGGTTTTGGCACGGGTAGCGGTAGCCGTGCATCGTGCAACCTGCCGACGCAAAAAGAACTGCAGCTGCGGCCACCACATATTTCACTCCTGGAGGCCCCAGATGCCGATAGCGGTGATCGCTAAACCGACAAACACGAGAATCGTTGCGCGAATCATTCTGTTGGCTCGAGTTCTGGTGGGTCTGGCCGTGGGTCTGTTAAATCGCAATCTGTGGCACAATGGCCGCATTGAACGCGTGTAGGTTCGCCGCCTACGGTGCGGTCAACGTTATGCCATTGGCATTCTGTGTTTTTGCATGTTGCTGTAATCATGTCAACCTCATTGTCATAGTCGCTCTGATTTGGTCACCTGTTGTCCAATTAAACGGGCTGCCACCGGTCACGTTTTCTTGTTTTAGTAAACTGCCTGACACGTTTAACTCAGCGAAACGCATCGCAGTTGGGCCGGACGGGATGATATGCCCGAAATAACTTCCGGTGCCAGAGTCGTTGTACAACGCAATTCCATACGGCTGACCCACATTCTGCAACGTAAATGAGTTCGGCAAATCAAACCCTGGCTGACTACTGACAACAGTAGTACTGCCTAAAATTGTTCTACCTTCAATCATCAAAACGTCGTTGATGACAGCGTACTGCCATTGATCTGTGCCGTCACCTATCGTGAGATTGTTCCATGACGGTGTGAATGACACCCAATTGCCTATCGCGTTCATGTCGGCTGCCGTTAAAACATCACCGGAACTAAAAGGGAATCCCATAGTTATCTATCCTAATCTGTTCGTGTCCAACACGCCGAGAGTGCTCGAATTCAACACAAACGACTGATAATCCTGAGCCGGCAACAAGTCGAGGGTGATTGTTGTGCGGCTTGGTGTTGCTTGAATGGTGCGACCCGAGATCACACAGTTAGCTGTGACTTGTGTGCCGCCGGTCGGTGTGTACGTGATATCGCACGGCTGAAACAGCCCATCAACAGCGGCCATCAAATTGATCAGCGTCGTTGCAGCTGCCGTACCGTTACGGTCATCAATCAACTCAATTGAGGTAGTGAGTTGGCGTGGTATGTATCTGGCGTTGCCTTGTCGTTTTGTCCAGAATTCTGCGGCCTCAAGTGCGCCGGCGTCGTTGCCGTTGTCTGTTTCGTTGTTGTTGCCGGTGTTGTTGTAGAAACGTGCTCGTGTTCCGTAGCTGTTGCCGGTGCCTGTGTTTGTCGAGTTTTGGCTGGTTATGCCTGTTATGCCTGATGTGACGGTGGCGGTGTTGGTTATTTCTTCAAAGTTGAAACCGGGGTCTAGTTCTGCGAATGCGAGTGTTGTGCCTGTCGGGCTGTCAGAGAATGCGAATGGAATATTAAAAATGCCGGTGTAGGTGATGGTGCGGTTGAGTGCCGTTGCACCGTAGGCAATACCTGGCGTTGGGCCGACGATGCTTGCGCCTGTGGGGATGACTATCGCCGGATAGCCACCAAACACGGCTTCGTTTATGTAGTCGAGGCTGCTGACGTTTGTGGCGGCTGGTCTTGCCATGTAGCCGCCTGAAGTGTCGCTGACATCAATTAAAAAGACTGATCTTGGGTAAGTCGGTTGGCCGTAATCGGGAAGTGTTGCGCCTGCGCCATAACCTGAGGTTCCCTCAATTACATCTTCAATAAACCTTGAAAAATACCTTGTTGTGGTGTTTTCCGTAATATCAAACAGTTCACTTGATGCGAGCGACATCCAATCTTCACAAGTCAGTTGTACTGATGAGGCGGTGCCGTCGTCACGCATTTTGAAATCAGAAACAAACACGTGCGCTGTGTAGCGGTCGGTGTTAGCCGATGGCGCAATCCTGATTGCTTTCGTTAGCCAATCAATCGAGGCGTAAGTGCCAGTACCACCGCCCTCGGCCGGCGTAAAGTCACCTTCGTTGTTATTCAACGTCAGCACAACGTTCGTTGGGCTAAAACGCCCAATGTTGACCTCACAACGAATGTTGAAACCTTGCACAAACGACGTGATGTCAGTTGCGCCTGTCCCATCAATCAGATCTATCTGCCAACCCGCAAACGCCGTCATGTCAGAACCTAGCGTTCGATGTCACAGGAATCGGGGCAGCACCATTGCGCCGGCTGTAGTTCTGTAGTGCTCGAACAACGTCATCGCCGTTACTGCCGGCCGGCATGTTGATTGTGACGTTCATGCCGCCCATACGGCCCATTTGGTCAAGCGGGATGATGGCTTCGGGGCCGGCTTCACCAACGATGCCGAGCGTGGGGCCGGTCACGATGCCGCCTTCAGCAAACATAGGTACGCCGGCCATTGCTTGCCCGAGGTTGAAGGTTGGTACTCCGTAGGCTGAGAGGTCGCTGGGTATTTCTTGGCCGCCGAGGTCTACAAGGTTTTCCATGAGGAACACGGCTCGTTCGAGGTCGCCTGTGTCAATTTCTAGTTTAAGTACCTCAAAGAATGAGTCGGATAGGTCTTCGCGTTCTTCACGTAGTGTGCGTAACGCTTCGTAAGCTTCGTTTTGTGCTTCTTGCCAGGCTTCTGAACCTTCGGTGACACCGTTCAGTTTTTGTGCGATGTCGGTCAGATCTTCAATGAATTGGTCGGTGGCTTCTTGCTGGTCTAGCGAATCAAAGAAGCGGTCAAGGCGTGATGTGGCTGTTTCTACGCCCTCGTTCAACGGGTCGAATGCTTCGTTGACACGGCCAAGCGTGCTACGAAAATCTTCGCCCTCATACCTCACGCCACGAATTGATTTCAACAGTTTTGGCATTGAGTCCCGCGCCAGTTTTTCTGCCTCATAGTCAAGTGCTCGAAGTGACTTGTTTGCCAACGGGTCAATCTTTTTGGCAGCTTCTTCGGCTTCGTCACCGAGGTGACCTAATTCGGGGATGTCAATGCCTGGAATCTTGTTCAACAGACTGATGACACCGTTGAGGCCGTCAATGATTTTGTTAATGACCCACCTGATGCCATCCCAAGCCAACTCAAACGCATACTTGAGGGCGTTAACTGCTTTGCCGAGAATGTTGAATTTCATTTGCAGCACAACGATGGCGGCAATGATCGCCACGATGATGCCGATACCTGTAGCGACCCATAGGGCAGTAAACGATGTAGCAAGCACACCGTTAAGTGCAGCTGTGACTGCTTGCACCGTGTTGTACACGCTCATCGCAATATTGAGCGCAACGATCGCTCCAGCAAACGTTGCAACAACGGCACCAATAGTCACAATCAGATCTGTGTTTTCACCAATGAAACCGGCCACACGTTCGAGTATCGGTAACAGTTCCTCAAGCACAGGTAGCAACGCCATGCCAATTGCTTCTTTGGCGTTGTCTAACTCGATTTTCATTAACTTGAAGCGGCCTTCAAGTGTTTCTGTCGATTCTTGTGCTGCACCACCGAACGTGTCAGCCAGCTGTGCCATGACCTCATCGGCATCTGCGCCGCTAGCAATCATGTCGGTGAGAGACTTGTCAAGTTCTTTGAGTGGCCCTACCTCGCCTTGGAAGCCTTCCTGTAGGGCTTCGGTAACTGTCTCAAGGTCTTTGCCTGTGCCGGCAGCCACATCAAGCGCAAGCGTCATAAGTTCTTGCGCCTGGGTTACGTCACCTGTTGCACGAACAAGGTTCGCGAACGCCGGCCGCAACTCGGCATCGGACACAGCGGCTGCTTTTTCTGTTTCCGCAATGTACGACTCAACGGCTTTAACTTGTGCTTCGGTTGCGTCGGTCGTGGCTTTAAGTGTGCGTGCCAGTTCGGCCTGTTGTGCGGTGTCCTCAATCGCTGCTTTAACAGATAGACCGGCGGCAGCTGTCAGACCGGCAAGAGCAGCGGTAGCCGGTACGAACGCTTTTTTGAGTGCAAAGCCGGCTTTTGCACCTGCGCTGTCGAGCCGTTTAAACTCTTCAACGGCTTTTTGTATGCCTTGCGGTTGAAACTCTGAAACAATTGGGACTTTGATTGCCATTCGTTTAACCTATTGCATCTACTCGTTTTTGGATGGCTTGTTCCATCTCAATGATTGCGTCGTTCACGCCTTGCTGTACGTCTTTTAGGTGGCGTTCAGCTGCAAGCCACGCGATGCGTGAAGCGTTGCGTTTTGTTTCACGATTGATTTTGTTAATCATGCCTTGCCCGCGTGGGCCGCCTTTAGAACCGCGACCGCTCCCGCCAGCACGGCCAGCAATATCAACAATTGCGCCAGCCGGTGAGCCGTTAATCAGTTTTAACAATGGGAATATTTCAATGTTTTTTTGGCGTTTTGTTGGGCCTTTGTAGGTGACTTTGATGCCTTTGCGAGCCACTTTCGGATCCCATCCGCCTTTCCACGTTCCCCAATTGTCAAGGGGTGATGCGTCAGGCACCAGGCTTCGTGCCTCGTCAATCATTGGCTTTGCGGCCAATTTCATTTTTGCGACGGTGGCGCGCCGTAACGCGGGGTCGATTTCTCCAAGCGTTTTCAACATTTGTGGCACGCCATAGACCTCGACCGATGCCAACTCTTGAATTGTTGGTTTCGGTGATCGTCTACCGGCGGCCATGTTTGTTGCGCTCTTTCGCTACGTCATTTACGGTTATTAGGTCTCTTGAGTCAAACTCGATGTGATGAGGCCACCAGCCGACGGCTAGCAATAGTTCTGCTAGTGCTCGTCGGTAGGTGCCTCGTTGGTAGGGCGTTCGTCGCCTTCTCCAATCACTTCAAGTTTCACAACTTTTTTAACGAAATCATCGAACACGGCTGGAACTATGTGGCCGTGTTGTTTTGATGATTCGTATGCCAAGTAGGCAAGATCTTCCATTCCGATGCCTTGCGATAGGTTGCTGGCTTTCGTTTTGAATTTTCTTTCCCATGCCACGATTGTGAATAGGTTGGTGTCTACTTGGTATTGGTCATCCGCTGTGGTGACCTGAATGGTGAGTTGCATGTCGGTGCTTTCAGGTTAGGTTCGGTCAGGCTGTGGCCCGCACGTAGGTGCCGCCGGTGAACGTCAAATCAATGGTTTGCAACGCTCCGAGCGCACCGTTGATTGGCGTGATGCTTGAGAGGTACATGCCTGAGAATGTGTACTCAGGGTTGTCTACGGCTGCTGTCGTGCTTGACGTGGCGTACACAACAACATCGGTTGTAGTGCCGACAAGTGCCGACAGGTTTTCTTCAACCTCTGAAGTGCCGTAGTCAAGCATGAGGGTTGCGGTGACCTCGTGGTTGCCGAGGCCGGCGGTGTATTTGCGTGCGCCGTCAGCAAACGATGTTGCTTCAAGCTGTTCAAAGTTGATTGTGACGACCGCTGCGGTGCATTGGTCGCTGTAATCAACGGAGTTGATGAGCAAAGCCGGTTGGCTGAGCACGGTGGTTGTTGCCATTTTCAGTTTCTCCTTGTTGAAACTCTGACCGTGAGGTCGTATGCGGGGATTTGTTGTTCACCGATGAGCGCAGCTGAGGGCCGTGCGTCGGTGATGCCTTCAACATTGTTGATAATGATGTCGGCTTGGGTCATAAGGTAATCGAGTGCGTCGCTGTTGCCAGGGCCGCCGGCAAGTATGCGACAAACGATGGTTGCGTCAATGATGTTGCTGTTGAAACCGATTACTGTTGGGGCTTCAACGAACACGCTGAGAGGGCGTGCGTTGCGTGGGTCTTTAACAACGACCATGCCGGCATCGGCGAGGCGTGTGCATACGTTGTCGTATGCGGCGGCAAGAATACCTGTGGCAGCCATCTCAACCGATCTGCGGCCTTCCTACACCGAGCAGTTGTTTGATGCGTGCCATAGTGCCGAATGGTACTGCGCCGCCCATCTGATCAAACGATGCAAACGAATCAACAGAGCCACGTTCACGATAAAGAGTGGCTGCGTACATGATGGTGCCAAGTTTGATTGACCCATCGGGTGCGGCGTCCTCGTCGTCGTGATAGCCGGCATTAGCACGTGTCCGGTAGCAATACACGTTGGCTGCACTCACGCAGGTTGCAATGAACGCGGTGTCGTTAGCGGTTGCAGCTGAGATGCCGAGCCATTCTTCAACATCGGCTGATGTGATCCAAGTTGCTTCAGGTTCCCAACGGACTTCGCCGTCATCTACGCCGTAGGCGAAATCGTCGCCGGCGTTCGGGAAGATGATTTGGTGTTCGCGTGGTACGTCGTAATCGAATACGAGTGTGCCGTTTTCTTCAACTCTTACGAGTTCGTAATCAACGAGCGACCAGACAATCTGTTGATTGCCGTCGAGGCCTCGATTACTGCCAACAATGTTGATTGGTGAGCCGAGTGGGATGCTTGAAAGATGCTCAAGGGTTTGCACCACGCCATAACCATCAACGCGTGATGATTGAATGATCTTGAAGGTGGTCATGGCGTGGTGTTGTCCCTACTGGAGAATCAGACGAATGCGGCTTTGACGTAGCGGTTGAGATCGAGCATCAACGTAGCGAAGTATGACATCCATGAAATGTCTGTGCCACGAATCTGCGCGTTCTGTACTCGCAAGAAGCCCTTTTGCTGTTCGTAGATTTCGAAGCCGGTGGTGTCACCGAGGATCATGGTGCCGTTGCCGGTGTTGTCAAAGTTGGTATCAACAACAACCTGCAAGCCAAATGCAACAAAGTTGCTGGTGCCTGGCGTGGTCGTGCCAAACGCGTTCATTGGGCCAACCTGCGGGAACAATGGCCGGCCTTGACCGTCTTCGAGTTTGCCGAGTGCTTCCCAGTTTGCTGCCGAAACGAACAGGTGGGTTGGCAGGTGGCCGCCGTTGCCGGCGTTTTCAAGGATGTATGCGGCGTTGGCGTACAACCATGAGAGCCATTCAGTCGGGTCAGCAATGTTTGCGGCGGTGAAGTTGCCAGTAGTGGTTGCGCCTGCAACGAGTGCGTCAGCTGCAACGTTGTCTACGGTCTGGCCGTACACCCGCCCCATGTCCTCAAGGACAAGGTTGATTACGTCTGGGTCGCTAAAATCAATGATCTGTTCCGAAAGAGTGACGTAGCCGCCATAACTGGACTTCGTGACCTGGTTCTCCTGAACTTGGAACTCGCCGGCCTGAAGCGTTGCGAGTTCTGCTGACTGTGCAGCCATGCTTGTGTGTGTTGACACCGATGGGCGGATGAACACCTTGCCGCTGCCTGGCATTGCTCGTGCACCAAAAGCGTCAATGACGGGCCGGATGCCGAGGTAGTCGTTGTAGACAGGCGAAACGATCGGCTCGGGAAGGATGCCGTCGTTGTTGGTGGTGGTCACATCGGGTGCGGCGGCACGGATGTTGTCGTTGATTTGGTGCCAACGGTGGCCGCCTTCAACAGCTGCAGCAATCCATTCTGAGGCGGATGGCAACTTGAACGACTTCGGCTGAGCAAAGACCGTTGGGGTAGGGGTCGGCTCGGCTGCTGCTTCCACGACCTCAGGGGTGTTTTCTGACATAGGTTCTTCCTCCTCGGAAGTGGTTTCGGGGTTATCGGTGCTCTCCTCATCCTCTGCGGATGCGGCGATTTCTGTGATTTTTGCGGCGGCGAACGCCGGTTCAAATACAACTGATAGTTCTTTCCAGTTGGCTGCTTTGACGATGGTGGTGCGGCCGTCTTGTTCTACGTCGGTGGCCTCAATGCCGATGCTTACCGAGTCGTAGGCACCCATTTTGAGCAGTTCTACAAGGTCGTCGCCTGCACGGGTGCGTGCAATTTCAGCTGTGAATAACATGCCGTCGGTCGTGTCTTCGCGTGCTGTGACCATGCCCACCGGCTGTGCCGAGGAATCATGCTCGAGCAACAGTCGGGGGGCAGGGCCGTCTGTGGGTAGCGAACCTGCTTTGAGTCGGACGGATTGGCCTGTAGAAACGTTCGCATCAACGCCATAAGGGGCGGCGATACCTGAAATGGTGCGGGGTGCGTCACCTGCAGCTGCGTCGAGGGTGACTGATTGTGCTGTGAATCTAATCATTGGCGGGTTCTCCTACTGGGCCTTCAACTGGGATGTCTCCCGTAATGTCTGCGCCTTCTAAATAGCGTTGAACGTCGAACTCTACGTGGGGCCTTTCGGGGTCACGGTGTCAAGGCTGAGTGTTTCTTGTATGCAGTTAATGAACGGTGAAGCACCGAACATGATGAGATCTGTTCGTGCCTGTTGGCTGTTTTGGTAGGTCATGCCACCGACCGAGAGACCGACTAGCCATGCGGGCACCTGGCACACTCGGGACAACTCAAGGGCGGCGTGCTGGCGGCCTTCCATTAGCTGCAAAGTGGCAGGGTTCGATTTGAACTCCACCCACTCGACGTGCTGGTTCAATGCACCAATCGCACGCGTAGAACGTGCGTCAGCCCATGCGCCTGCAAGTTCGCTAAGTTCGTCGCCGGCCATTGGTTCGCCGTCTTTTTGCTGGAGGTAGCCGGCTGCGATTTCGGTTGAGGCGAAGCGTTTTGCGGCCTCGTCTAGCCGGTGTGCAATGTCGATTGCACGGTTTCCTGTCCACAGAATGCCATCAAGTGGTGACAAGAACTGTACGACGTTTTCTGTTGGCAGTTCTACACCGTTGAATTGGATGTCGTTGGACATTCCAAACCATTCGGGGCCTGCTTGGTCTAGCGTGTTTACTTGGTCGGCTGGTAGCCACATGTAAGACGCTGGGAAGCCTGTGCTGTAACGGCTGGTGACATACCAAAACGCTCTACCGACCAACATTAGGTCTTTGACGGTGGCCGACATGATGAAGTTGCGGGTGACGTTTGGGTCAGGCCGAGTAAACCATGACTCGCCAGGCACATAGATGCGTTCGTACTCTTCTGAGCCAGAATCCCACGCCATCGTGTACTGCTTGAGATCGAGGCCGGCAATTGTTGAGGTGATGAGACCTACTGCACGGTTTACCGTTGGTATTGACAAAGCGCGCTCAGTTCCAGCACCGACTGAGTAAGAGCTGAACGCGCCGGGCCTACCTGCTCCGCCGGCGGCCGCTTTGATGTCAGAGACACCGAAGGCTGGTGCCGGCTTAGTGCGAAATAGACCCACGCGTGCGAGTTTTCCACATGGCCTGTGGATATGTCAATAACACCTAGCGAACTTTGCCAAAATTGTGTAGTGCATCAATGTTGCTGTCACCCATTGCCCATAATGCACAACAATAAAGTATTGAACCGTTGGTAAATTTTGTTGAAGCAGGCAACACAACCCCAACTGCGTCACTTTGCCATAACTTGTTTGTAAACCATTTTGATTTTGCGGTAGGCAACAGCGCAACCCCATTGCCATGTGCCAGCCATCGTTGCACCCAAGGTGTTGGTCTGCTAAACGGTGGATTCATCCAAACTCGCCCGTGCCAGTCTTGTGCTAGCCCGTCATCTGCTTGTGTGTAGTAGCGGTCACACGGCACGTTGGTTGCATGTGGGGGTGATGCTACGTCTAGGTCGAAATGCAGGCCAAGCGTGTCAAATATCCATTTTGGCGTGTAGTAATCGTCGCTAGTTGTTTCTGTCTGTTCTTCATTAAATAGCCGTGCCTGAATCATCGTGCGGTGCCAATCATGGGTTTGCGCACGTTGCCTTGCGGTTTTGCAGCCATACCAGCCGCCACGACCATGCACCTGCATTGCTCAATGGGGCCAGGCGATTTCTGTGATGAGAGTGTGATTGTTGCGCCTACTCGGCCGGACACGGCACGCTGTACCTGTTCCGCTAAAGCCATTTGACCTGAGTGCACAAGTTTGTGCTCGAGAATCATGTTGCGAACGATCGAGGTGTAGGTAGTTATTTCTCGTTGTCCGAAATCGGTGGTGCGTCTAGACAAATCCAACGGGACGAGGGCAAAGAGGCCGGGCGTGATAGCAAGTTGCACATTCGGATCTGCCATGACCACTCGGGCCGCTTCCCACATAGCCTCGGCCGACTCAACAACAAACTCTGATTTGACCTGCAACGTTCCATCGGGCCTCGGTGCGACACGCACACCACAATAGCGAAGGTCTGTAACATCGGCATCAATGGCAAGCACACCGCCAGCCGGCATGTCGTCGCCGGTCTCAAGTTGTGACCATAAGCCGGCAGGCAGCCATGATGCGGCCGCAGATATCCACACGTTGCAATGAGCACGATAAAACGCCTGTTTGTTTGGTGTTTCGGACATGCGGCGCAATCGTTCAGCTGTGATCGTTGTACCCATTGCAGGGTTTGACCAACGCCACGTGTCAGGGTTGTCAAGCGGTTCGCCAGGTGGCGGTGACCACTCCGCAAAGTACAAGCCCGAGCGGGTGCCGTTGTCAATTGCGTGAATTGCTTGCTCACGCAGCTGCAGCATCACCTTCGACGACTCGTCGCCGGCCGTGCTCCACATCGACATGAGCGGGTTCGGTCGGGCAGTCATTGTCGGCCGGTATGCATCAAAGATCACCTCGGGGCCGATACTCCAAATCTCGTCAAGGCAAACAAGGTCAGCCGAAGCACCGTGCGCGTTCTGCGGTGTCGCAGCTGTGACATGCCACCTCGAGCCGTTCGGCAACTCAACAAAGTTGCGGCCATACGACCAGTTGATCTTTGCGTTGTACTTCGCCTCAAGCACAGGTGCAAACTCTTTAAACAAAGCAAACGCTCGGTCGAGTTTGTGAGCAGCAGAGATCACAACCTGCGGCCGGCCAAAGTATTCGGTGAGATCAGTAAGCCAAGCACAGATCAGGCCGCCCATGCACCACGACTTGCCGTTCTGCCGGCCAACCGACACCAATGATTCGGAGAACTCGAGCTGGCCGGTGCCGTCGTGCGACAACTGGCCATCAAGAACAGCCTTTTGCCAATCCATCAGCTCATAGTCGAGATGCTTTGCAACCCAATCAGTAACAAAACCGCCTAAGGTCTCGTGCCCCAACGCCGGCGTGACCAGTCTCGGCTCAGTTCGCCCAAATATGCCGGCATCCGGCTCGATCAAATCTGATCCGTTTACATCGACCTGGTTCGTTTGGGATACGGAAAAGAG